AGTCTACAAGTTCTTTGTGAACATCTGACACGACAGCCTTCTTTGGCTCCAAGTGAAAAAATACTGCACCACCACCAAAGAAAGGCTCGACGTATGTTGATATATCATTCGGGATGAGATCTACAAACTGTTTAATTTCATCTTTCTTTCCACCAGACCACTTAACGATCGGCTTCATATGTGTATATGAAGAGTATACTTTAACTTTTTAAACTCATGAGTGTTTTAGCAGCATCACCATGTTCTGCATCGATGTCTTCTTCGACGAGTTTGAGTGCCACGTAGTTTAGCCATATTTTGTATCCATCATATGAACCGAAGGGATTTTCCACACTAAAAAGTTTCAAATACTCAGCAACTGGTAAAACTTTTAGCTGACTTTTCTCATAAAAGGTCGTACAGGAAGATCGACTGAGTGTTTCGTGTGAATAGTGCCTGAGAGCTACGATGATACCTTCGGTGTGTTCTTCTGCTGCGATGTGTTTGGCCTTTTCGCGAGTGGCCTTCTTTTTTTCACTGTCGAGGTTCAGATTGGATTTCAATTCGGCGTAGATCGTAACATCATCTAGTCGGAAGAGGTGGTCACGTTCCTTTTCTCCTGTTTGATTCGCGGGTTTAATGTCAACCCATGAGGATTTCGAACTAATCATGTCTCTTAAGATGTTTTCGATTGCTGTTCCGAGGCGAATAGATTGCGACTGGGTAATTGGAAAATCCAACAAACTCTTTATGGATTCATAATCGTTCACAGGTTTCCGTGGTGTGCGGTTGGTGAAATACGTATCAGTGAATTGGTAGATATCCATGCTTAACTAGATAACGATTTATAACTTTATCTGATAACTTAGGTTTCTTCAATTTAAAGAATTCATCATTATAGAATGTAATGAACGTAGACAACTTCCCTCCACACATCAAACAGCTGTTTCAGAACAGAGACTTGACGATGAACCAGAAGATGGTTACGTTGATGGCATTCATGCCGAATTTACCAGGTGTCCCCGAAGCTGAGGATCACGATGATCTGGGTATGAAAATTAAAAAGCTTGTTGACGATGGCAAGATACGTCTAGGTAAGTTTGACAAGAACTTCAAACTCGAGGTTGTTAGTGTATGACATTATCATCCCCATCTCTAAATTCGATAGTGTGTTCGTTAAATAAACCCCATATATCTGTTAAACATTTCTTGAATGAACCCATCTCATCACATTGAGATGTATTCACATGAACAATCAAAGTGTCATTACGATCTGCGAGTTTAGTTATGACATTCTTCGACTTCGAATAAGAGTTCACCATGTGATATATGTTATGTACGTCGCGAAGACGTTGTGGGTTGCTCGAATATTCGTAGTCTAGATACATCTATCTAGTATGTAATTAGTATCTTTATCTCACTTTTTGTTAATTTTGATTGCCCACATACTTTCCTTTCGGAACTTTTCATGATCGATTTCCTCGATTTTGAAAACTTTCATGATGAACTTCTTCACTGGGTTCACATCCTTCGTCTCAGGTTCGTCCCCCTCATCCCAAGTGGGGGGTCGACGCTTCCCTTCACCTGGGGCTTCCGTGGGCGCGACGAAGTCGTCTTTCTTAGCGTGAACAGTGACACGTGGTCGTATGAGATTGGGTCTTAAGATGAACATTTATATAAAAAGGTTTTTCATCTTTAAACACCTAAGTAAAGAAGAACCACGTCAAATGTATATCACTTACAAACATGAACTCCACTACCATCTTCGAATACATCCAGAACCTCGAGAAGGAGAACGAGGAACTCCGAAAGAAGCTTCTCGACTCTGAAATCCAAAGGGTCGGAGCTTCTCTCTACGAGACGACTGCCCGAACCAAGACCTTCCAACTGAACGAGGACATCGCCAAGCACCTCAAGGAACTTGGTGAGATGACTTCTGACTTTTACAAGGCTGCGGCCTACAACACGGCTGCCGATGTCATCGCTGCTCTCGATTTTGAGGTGCAGAATGGCGAGAGCCTCCTCGAGATTAAGGGTATTGGGAAGGGTATCGCCTCCAAGGTTGACCACTTTCTCGACGAATACTTTGAGGATTCTGAATCGGTTGCCTCCAATGAGGGGCAGATTCTTGAAGAGTCCGAGTCCGAGTCCGAGTCCGACGACGAGTCCGAGTCCGAGTTTTTCGTCTCTTATAACCACGAACTTGTGGACATCTTCGACAAGCTCGCCTCGTATGAACAAGACTCTCACAAGAGGAACGCCTATCGCACAATCGGGGATGCACTCCACGCTCTCCCCTTCAAGGTGACGAGTGGCGAGGAACTTGCCAAGGGTCCCGAGAAGGTTAAGGGTATTGGTAAGAGTGCGGCCAAAATCATTGACGAGTTCCTCGAGACTGGTAAGGTGAAGAAGCTTGAGAAGTTCGAGAAGGGAACCTCCACCAACGAGGAAGTTGCACAGGCTCTCGATGATTATGCTGACGACCTCGAAGATCCATTCAAGGTTCGTGCCTACAAGAACGCCGCCAACGTCATCCTCAACCTCGACTATGAAGTGACGAGTGGTGAGGAATTGGCGAAGGGTCCCAAGAAGGTGAAAGGTATTGGGAAGTCTATCGCGAACAGGATTGATAAGTTCCTTCAGACTGGTGTGATGAATTAAATCCAATTGGCTTTGGCTTTGGTTTTTTTCCATTTGGGTTTCCTCGTGAGACGTGAGAGTAAATACACATAGAAGATTAGGACACCCATCTCCCTTTTAATAAAGACTAATAATTTTCTTGATTAATATTAAACAATGACTCCAGTACTCGTATCCGTAGACAAGGCGGGTGATCTCAAGCTCGGTGCGCGCAAGTGCCGTCTCTACAAGAAGGATGAGGTGGTGAAGGTTGCCAAGAAGTATGGCATCAACACTGAGAAGAAGACTGTCCAGCAGCTCTGTGGTGCCATCAAGGGTAAGGCGAAGAACAGCATGAACAATGTGCCTCTCGCGAAGATGTACCCCCAGGCTGCGAAGAAGCGTACGGCTGCGAAGAAGCGTGCGGAAAAGAAGGCTCTCGACAAGAAGGTTGCCGCTAACTTTATGAAGGCCATGACCGTCAAGATTCCCGCACCCAGACCTAAGCCACGCAGCCCCAGTCCAGCCGCCGTTGCGCGTGCTAGGGCTAACGTTAAAAATGTGGTAAATAAACGTGTTTCTTATATGAATTCGGATACCATGAAGAAGATCAACCAAGCGTCTCCTCGTGCAGTGATGCGTATTGCTCGGGAACTTCGTCGTCTTCGCTAAGGTCGTTATAGACCTTCTCCTCGGTGTCATAGAAGGCTTCGCTGTCTCCAATCATCATCTCCTTAACGGTCTCGTATAGGACTGTGGTGAGGGCAAACTTGTAAGCGAGAAATCCCACGAAAGTAGCTCCATAATCAAAGTCAAATGCGAAAGGTGCGTTATTCCACGACACTTCAAAAGCAGCGGCACATAATGGTGCCAGCAACTCCTTCTGAAATGCCGATTTTTCAAACTTGTCCACTCGATCCGATAGAAGGGTTACATACGTATATGACGCGGTAGCACCTAACATAGCAGATACACCCTGGTCGGCACCTTGTGTAATGAAGTATGAGGCACTGAGAGCGGTACCATACGCAGCTGTAGACTTTTTTAGGGTTGTCTTGAGGCGGGAGTACTCGGTGGGGACAACTGGCTTGGCGAACGCGTAAGTGAGGGACATTCTGTACGAAAGTCACTTAAAATCTTTATCCGAGTTAACAATAAGAATGCCGTGCCAACGTTGTCGGAAGAAGTGTGGTGTCCCCATCGATTGTAACTATTGTGAAGGTAGTTTTTGCCCGAGTTGTATCAACCTGACGAAGCATGATTGCCAAGGTGCAGATATCAAGAAGATGAAGCAACGTAAAGAACTCAAGGAGCAGACAGCCTTCGAACCACCGCCAAAGTGCTTAAAGATTTGAAGACTAAAATACTCGGGCTGAGATGTCCGAGTGGTCTAAGGAGGACGACCCCGCTCTCAGCACTCGCACTCATAGCTCAGTGGTAGAGCGCAAGTTTAGTAAGCTTGAGGTCAGGGGTTCGAAACCCTTTGAGTGCAAATTCACATCATGAATGAGAAGTACGTTTTTCTTTTTCATGACGTAAATTAGGATGTTCTTATGTATCCCAGAATTGTTGTTGAAACTTGTATATAAAGAGAGGATAAAGAGGGGAGACTCACCTCGAGGTTCATCATACAACATAAAGATTATGGACAAAACTGAACTATAATGTCCCTCGGAATTAAGAAACTTTCCTTCGATGCTCTTCTACCTACTCGTGGTTCCATTGGTGCTGTGGGTTACGACCTGTATAGTAATTGTGATGGTGTTATTCCAACATCGGAGAGGATGCTCGTCTCAACGGGAATTGCTGTGGTACTCCCCAAAGGTGTCTATGGACGGGTCGCACCTCGTTCGGGACTCGCAGTCAAACATGGTATCCAGGTCGGAGCGGGGGTTATCGATCCAGACTATACGGGGGAGGTCAAAGTCGTTCTCTTCAATCATGGGGGAAAGGACTTTGAGGTAAAGAAGGGTGACCGCATCGCACAACTTGTTCTCGAGAAGTGTGAGACACCCCTCATCGAGGAGATCAGTATCGTTGAGGATACTGAGAGAGGTTCAGGTGGATTTGGGTCTACTGGCAATTAGTGAACCATAAATCTTCGGGTTGAGGCATGAAAAGAACACCTTTTTGCATAGTCATAAAAAGTTTAGCCTTGTTGACATCTGGGTATGACAGGAGCATCCATCGTTCCCAAAATTCCGCTCTGAAATAATCTTCCCAGTCCTCCTTATCACTTTCGTCCACACCAAGCATACCTCGATGAATTTCATGGTGATTTGTTTCTATCCGCAACTTCTTAGGAATGATGGCCCCTTTTCTAATAAGATGTGCGCGCATGAGACGAGCGTCACCATGGTCGGGGTAATACTGAACACCTTTCTGACCGAAATCAATGGTTCTCCTGGATGGGAGGATGACACGATACTTGTGGGTCACGGAGGGACTGGGCTTAAGAACGACGTGCATATTACTTATACGTGTGAAAATAGAATGTTAGAATACATCGCATCAGGTAATATACCTATTCGAGTTGGACAATCCGCAAAAGAAAACGACCACCTCACAACCACGAGTGACCCCAAATACTGGTGGATGCATGCGAGTGGATACCCAGGTGCACACGTTGTCGTGTGTTACGAAGGAGAGGAACTTCCTAGAGATGTGAAACGGGATGCCGCGGTACTGGCGATACATCATAGCAAGACACTCGATTCAAAGATCTCATGTGTAGACCTGGTACGCGTCGAGAATGTTTCATCCCTCAAACAACATGGACAGGTGACATTGAAGGGTAAAGTTGATCAACTCACTATATTCATGAGAAAGGAAAAGGAACGTTTGGAAAGTCTCTTAAAAACGAAGCGACTTATATAGATAGATGAATCATCAGGACTGGACTCCAGTCATCATCCATGGAAAAGCTGCCCCCGCTAACCAGCGACCACCTCCGAAGCACTATGAGCGCACCAAGGAGCAGAAGTTGGAAGATGAAGAGCTGGGGACACATAAGAAAGTACCACTCTCCATGGCGAAGATGATTCAACAAGCGCGTATTGCTAAAGGTTTCAAAACACAAAAAGATTTAGCAATCGCAGTTGGAGTGAATGTGAGTGTCATTGGTGCGTACGAGTCGGGTCGGGCTATCCCGGACCCTGCCATCCTTCAGAAGTTGAGGAGGGTTCTTGGGGTAAAGTTAAAGTAGTCCAGTATAGGGTCCGGCGATGTAGTAGACATCCTCGAATCCAAGTTCCTCCAATTTCTCTGCCGCAAATCTGGCTCGCTGCCCAGTGTTGCAGTAGACGAGTAAACCCTTCTTGGGAAGTTCTGTGGTTGTCTTTTCATCTATCTTACTGACGGGGATATGCAGTGCTTTGGGATAATGCCCCATGTGGTACTCGGCGATCGTGCGAACATCAATCACCTTCTTTATCTTCCCTTCCCTGATGAGGCGTTTGGCTTCGGAGGAAGATACTAGGTTCTGTCCCATAAAGGTGTATGCGAGGGCACCAGTAAGGGCACCAGCTATGATAAGTGGTATCATTTAGTATTTGTGGGGATTTTAAGTTTGACGTGATCCATCTCGAAACAGCACTGGGCGTGACCATCGTACTTTCTTTGACACGCCCTGCAGTAGTACAAAATGGTATAAAGTGTAGAGTCGTCCATACTATATATGAACAAGAAAACCACTGATGTGTCCACTCGTATCACTCCTGATCAGCTTGCTAAGCGTTCAATGGATTGTCGTTTAGCTGCTATGGAGCAGGCACTTAAGGGTGAAAAGGTTCGATACAAATCTAATTGTGACTCGGAGAAGTTCAAGAGGTTTCTCGAAGACCAACTCACAATTTGGGAGGGGGAGAAGGATAAGACTTTTCATGGAAAACGGATGCATGAAAAGACGAAAACATTAATTGAAAACTGGAATTAATTACCGAAAGCGACACCAGCCATACCATTCTTCACGCGGAGAATGTTATAGTTGACCGCATAGACCCGATGAAGCTGGTTACCACCAGTAGGGCTGTTAAGAACGAGCTTAGCGTTATCGATACGAGAGAAGTTCAGGGAACCTGTGGGCTGCATCTTGCTCATGGTGAGACAGAAAGGCCATGAGTAGACGGGAAGATCGTCGAGAATGTTGTCTGGGAGATCGGTGCAGTGCATCTCGGGAATAACATCGTGGTGGTACACGTTAGAGGTATTTTCAAAGAGGGTCGTACCGTTGATGTAGAGCGAGGAAGTGTCGAAGTTGTACTCCTCCCCCCATGTGCTACCAGTGGCGTTACCAGAGACGACGTGGAGTGACTTTACTGGGTGGTTAAAGTATGTGAGATCGATCTCGGTGTCAGTGTTAGATGCCAGTTGGTACTGGGTTTGTGTGATGAGAAGTTCATGTTCCTTATCCGTGAAATACTTGCGTTCCTCGGTATCGAGGTAGATGTAGTTACCATATACCTTGGGGGTATCGGTAGGGTTGTATCCATCACGACACTTTACACGGATCTCGACGTCGTGGTACTGGAGGGCAACGAGAGGAAGCGCCTTGGTCCAGTCTTCACCGAAGAAGAAAGGAATCATGTAGTAGTTACCTGAGTGGTTTTCCTTGCGAACATTGGTGGTCACAGCGAACGAAGCCTTGGCGGCAGAGTCGCGCATGAGAGGGTTGTGTACACCTTGGATGTAGAGGGAATCGAGTTGAGACACCTTCTGACCACCGATCCAGAGTTGGAATTCGGTGGGATTCGATGCACCACTGGAGAAGAGACCGTCGTCGTTGGTCATCACATTAGAGACGTTCGTGGCCTCAATCCAGATGTAGCTCATGAGATCACCCTTCGAGCGAATAGGAATGGTGACCTCGTTGTTGGCTCCGAACACACCAATATAATCCATACGTTCGGGCTTCATGGCGAAGTTAGTGTAACGTTTGTAGTTCTGACGGAAGAAGCTGACTTGGGGATCACCCGTGATGTAGACATCCTGAGCACCCACCGACACGAGCTCAATTAAAGCGGCAGACATTTATTAGTAAATGATATTAAAATTTTGGCTCATTATAAACATATGGTGATATTTCAGGCCCTGACATGGGAGGCGAGAGACACGGATGACGAACATCTTATTAGTATTTTGGGTAAAACTGAAGATGGTAAATCTGTCTGTGTGACGACAGTGTTTGAACCCTACTTCTTTGTGAAGTTACCCCGTGGTACAACCCAACAGGAGGTAAGGCTTCTGTACAATGATCTCGAAAAACTCCGCCCAGATCATGTGACGGGTTATAGTCTCACACAACAGAAAGATGTTTGGGGATTTCAAAATAATGAGAAGTTTGCGTACATGCGCCTAAACTTCAAGACCCTCGCGGATCGTCGGAAGGTGAATTCTGTTTTCATGTATAACGATTCATTCAAACAATATCATGTTTATGAATCTAACCTAGACCCTGTCCTGAGGTTGATGCACCGAACGGGAATTCAGTCGACTGGGTGGCTTGATACTGGATCTGAATGTGTACGATCCCATCTCGCTAATGTGGATATTGATCTCTGGTGTAACGACTGGACAACACTTAAACCAGTGGATCGCGATGACATTGCCCCCTTCGTAGTGGCATCTGTTGATATAGAGTGTAATAGTTCCACTGGAAAGTTTCCGGATGCAGACATTCCTGGTGATGCTTGTTTCCAGATTGCAGTTTCATTGTGTACCTTTGGGAGCGATGAACCATATGAGAAAGTTTGTCTATGTTACAAGAAAACAGAAGGTCCGGGTGTGGTAAGTTTCGAAACGGAACGTGAAATGCTTGAAGCGTTTCAGAAGTACATTCAAGAAAAGGATGTAGACATTATCACTGGTTGGAATATTTTTGGTTTCGATCTTGAGTATATCTACAAGCGAGCGATGTTTACGAAATGTTCTTCATCGTTTTACAATTTGGGTAAGTTGCGTGATACTCCGACTGAACTTTTATTGAAAAAATTGAGTTCGAGTGCTCTAGGTGATAACTTCCTAAAACTTCTCCCAATGTCCGGACGTTTCATCTTCGATATGTTCCACGAAGTGAAGAAGGGGTACAAACTCGATTCGTACAAATTGAACGAGGTCTCGAAACTATACCTCGGAGACCAAAAGATTGATATGCCCCCAAAGGAAATGTTTGCTCGATATGTGGAAGGTGATCCCAAAAAATTGGGTGAAGTTGCGGAGTATTGTATCAAGGATACTCTTCTTCCACACAAACTCATGAAGAAGTTGTGTACACTCCTGAACCTCCTGGAGATGGCTAAGGCGACATGGGTACCCCTCTGTTTCTTGGTTGAAAGGGGGCAGCAGATTAAGGTCTTCAGTCAGCTCACGAAGAAGGCTCGTGAATTGGGATACATGGTACCAACGATCAAATATGGATCTCTCCCGGAAGAACCATACGAAGGTGCGACCGTACTCGACGCACAAAAGGGTGCCTACTATACCCCGATCACAGCCCTAGATTTCGAAGCGCTGTATCCCTCGATCATGATGGCCCATAATCTATGCTATTCGACATATGTCATGGATGAAAGGCGTTATGGGAATATACCTGGGGTAAAATACGAAACATTCAAGATTGGTGAAAAAACCTACAAGTTTGCCCAAGATGTTCCTAGTCTCTTACCCAGTATTCTTCTAGAGCTCAAACAGTTTCGTAAAAAGGCAAAGAGGGACATGGCGGCTGCGACTGGTGGTATGAAGGAGGTATACAATGGTAAGCAGTTGGCATACAAAGTCTCTATGAACTCTGTGTATGGTTTTACTGGTGCTGGTAAGGGAATTCTTCCATGCGTCCCGATCGCATCGACGACGACGTGTCGTGGTCGTGAGATGATCGAGGAGACTAAGAACTACGTCGAGAAGAACTTTCCAGGTGCCAAGGTTAGGTATGGTGACACAGATTCCGTCATGGTGGAGTTTGATGTTGGTGATCGCACCGGAGAAGAAGCTGTCAAGTACAGCTGGGAAATTGGTGAAAGAGCCGCAGAAGAGTGTAGCGCCCTCTTCAAGAAGCCTAACAACTTGGAACTCGAGAAAGTATATTGGCCTTATTTTTTGTATTCGAAGAAGAGATATGCCGCCAAACTTTGGACACAGGGGAAGGATGGGAACATGCACATGGACTACATAGACATCAAGGGACTTCAAGTTGTTCGCAGAGATAATACACCACACGTGAGGGAGGTTTGTAAAGAACTTCTCGATGTCGTCCTTACATCAAACGATCCAGGGCCACCAAAAGAACTCGCCAGGGAGCGAGCGATCGAGTTACTCACTGGTGATGTTCCGAACGATAAGCTCGTTTTGAGCCAGTCACTATCAGATACTTACAAAGTCAATGGTATGCCTGTATCGATCACAAGCCCGAATAGTGTAGATATCAACCAATCACATGTTCAGGTTGTGGTCAAGATGCGACAGCGTAAACCCGGGTCAGAGCCACAATCTGGGGACCGTGTACCATATCTCCTCACAAAGACTGAAAATCCAAAGGCTAGGGCTTTTGAAAAATCAGAAGATCCCAAGTACGTCGAGGAGAATAATATCCCAGTGGATTACCTGTACTACTTCGAGAATAAGTTTCTGAACCCAGTATGCGATCTTCTCGATCCACTGTTCGAAAACACGAAGCAGGAAATTTTCGGTGAGATTATCGAACAACATCGACCAGTGAAGAAAAAGTTGGGACCAGCTTTGAGTACCATGAAGAAGGAACAACTCGTCGAAGAGTGTAAGAGACTAGGTCTAGAAGATACGGGGAAAGTTGCAGAAATGCGAGAGAGGATTAAAGAATCGAGGGCGAAGAAGCAAGACTCCATCCAAGACCTATTTAAAAATTACGAGCAAAGAAATAACAAGGAATGAGTCTCTACGAGAAAATTGGTGATCTCATCGATGAAGAAGTCAGTCAACGACTTGTTGCGATGATGAATGAATATGTCGATATCATCTCAAAGAAGCATGGAATTTCAGCTGAGTTACTTTTGAAAGACATACCAGAACCTTTCACAGGGTCGATATGTAAAGGGATCAAAAACGATGGCCGAAGATGTCCATACAAGGCTGTGTATAACGGTTTCTGTAGACATCATACGAAAAATACCAATCGTGGTGAGTTTCGGGTAATTCCTAGAACAAATAGTCATATACATGGTCCAGATCAGATGTATGTCAAGGGGTGTCCAGGTTGCGAGGTTTCAAAAGAGCTTATAGATTTGAATACCATGATTGGTAATGAGTAAATCCGGCATTCTACTATCATCCATAAACACCTTCTATGACGACGAAAAGAACCGAACTAAATTGATGTCTGTTCTAGATAAATCGAGTGGTATTTCACTTCGAAATTTGGAATGGTTTATCACGAACTATGCAAAGAAAAACAATACTTCATTCAAGACGAATGATGGAAAACTCTTCACAGTCCATTGTGCGTACAAGTCAAGTCTTGATGGGTACAGTAAAAAACTTTTTGATCCATTCTGTCGATCAGAGAAGTTTACGTATAAAGTTCCGAGTACATCTCATGAAATTCAGACAACATTGGCGCAGTTGAATTTCATCAAATGGTGTATCAAGAATAACATCATTGATTATATCACATCAAATAGAACAACTCTGTTTAATAAATAATTCGAGCTTCTCCATTCCTGATTATCATCATATTGTAACTTTTTGCTATGATTATAACCTGCTTGGGAAAATATATTGGTTCAATCCCGAAAACTTCAATGTAATTATCATCGAAGTCGAACGTTCCATGTCTTCCATCGTACTCAAGTTCCATGGTGACCCTTGCATCTTTTATCGTACTAAAATTGAGGTGACCCGATGGTCTCAATTCATCTGGATACAAAGCAAAGCTGTACATGTTGATGTTACGGAAGTTTGGGGAGCGTTTATGATACAAGTTTGGTAAAGATGCTGACAGAAATATATTTGAACCTGTCGTATTGTCTAGAATTTGTGTACCATCACAATCGAGTGTTGTTGTTTTCTGTTTTGAGTACATGAGGGGTACATTCTTCTTAGCTCGAATCCATTTGTTGAAAATGGATTCTGGGTAAGCCACCGTGAGCTGTGTGATTAGGAACTTGAGATTGTTATTCCTCGTTTCTGACAACGACGTGATGTTTACATATGTCGTGAGTTTGGTGACGTTGTCGGTTACAT